ATAAGTTAGAGTACGGTACACTTACGATTGACGCAATCATGGACGAGAACATGAACGTGTACAAAGAGATGCACACATGGTTAAAGAGCACTGTAGAGGCCAAATACAAAACACCGAGTGCGCTTAATTCAAACGACGAGGATGTGTCGGTTTATGATATCAGTCTTATGGTACTGAGCAGCCATAATAACACGATAGATACGATCAGATATAAAGACACTTTTCCTATTAGTATCGGCACAGTAAACTTCCAATCAACAGCAGATGCTGTACAGTACGTGACCTTTCCCATCACGTTTGCTTACACAGGATTTACAATTACCGATTAATGTGATATAATTGCAGTAAAGCAATTTGGAGTATAGTATGAAGTACCTCGACACCATCCTACAGATGTGGGAAAAAGATTCCAAGATCGATAACAGTTCTCTTGATGAAGCATCTCGTCAATCGCCGATGCTGCACGCAAAGTACCTACCACTGCTATCTGAGGCCAAGTTACAGCTCAAGCGCGCAGAGATGGAACAGAAGATCCTACTGAAAGACAAGTGGCTCTACTATAACGGGAAGATGTCAAAAGAACAGATCGAGTCCCGTGGATGGGAGTTCGATCCGTTCGAAGGTTTACGTGTACTAAAAGGTGAGATGGACTACTACTACGATTCGGATACTGATATTCAGAAATCAGAACTTAAGATCCAGCAGTGGAAGATCGTGGTAGAGACCTTAGTCGAGATCGTAGATAATATTAAATGGCGTCACCAGACCATAGGTAATATGATCAAGTGGCGCATGTTTGAAGCCGGAGGTTAAACTGTACTAGTACTAATAACTACAGTTCCGCGGGATGGAACATCTTTTAGGGAATTCAAATGATTCTTAATTGCCTCATTATAGTTATATAATTCTTCAGATGGCCAGATTGTGGTTCTAGTTATTTTTTTATCAGCCGGACTAAAACCTTCAAAGGTGACATCAGGATTAGTACTAAACCCTCTTACGAAATTTAAATAGTCTGAGCGTAGTGCTTCATCTAGATTCAAATCTATAATAATCTGTTCGACTCTATCAGCCTGTTCCTCATCAGATCTGTAACCGTTAAGGTAGTCTATAAAATCCGCTTCTTCTTCAAAAACAACATCGTTTGATATACTTATTTCTTCTATCACCTGATAAGGCATAGCGTATCTCCCTAATTATCTAATCTTATTTATGTTATATATAGTCACATGAACACATTAAAAGTAAAAAATAAAAATCATTCGGTAATGCACGTGGCGTGTGACTATGGTATTGCGAATGAACTTAGCGAGTTCTTTTCGTTCTTTGTGCCTGGTTATAAGTTTATGCCAGCTTATAAGAACAGGGTTTGGGACGGTAAGATTAGACTGTTCAATATTAACACGATGGAACTACCTGTTGGTCTTTATCCGTTTCTAGCAGAGTTTGCTAAACCGCGCAACTATACGGTAGAGGTTGAACACAACAACTACTACGGTCGACCAGACGCACAGGTGGATATTAATCCAGAAGAAATTAAAAGCTTTATCGATGGATTAGAACTACAGTCTCGTGGGCAGCCAATTGGGATACGTGACTACCAGTTTGATGCCGTTTGTGAGGCACTGCACCGTAAGCGAGCAGTACTTATCTCGCCAACTGGATCTGGTAAATCTCTTATCATCTACACCCTTGCGCAGAGGTACCTGACACAGTTACGTCAGGCCAATCGTAAGGTGCTGGTCATTGTACCAACTACTTCCCTGGTCGAGCAGATGTACAATGACTTTGCAGACTACGGTATGCCAGCCGAAGATTGTGTACACAGGATCTATTCTGGTCGTGATAAAGAGACTGACAAAGAGATTGTGATCTCTACGTGGCAGTCAATCTATAAGCTACCGCCTAAATGGTTCGAACAGTTCGGCGCAGTTATTGGCGACGAGTGTCATGGGTTTAAATCTAAGTCGCTCACTACTATTATGAACAAGTGTAAAGAAGCAGAGTATCGTTGGGGTACAACTGGTACGCTAGACGGTTCGCAGACACACGAGCTTGTACTACAAGGTCTTTTCGGTAAGATATATAATGTGACAACCACGAAGAAGCTACAGGATGAAGACACACTTGCCAAGCTCAAGATCAATGTGTTACTGCTTAAGCATCCTCTCGAAGTACGTCAGAGCTGGGGTAAGCAAGATTACCAAGCTGAACTGGATTACATTGTTAGAAACGAGGCCCGTAATAACCTCATTACTAACCTCGCACTCGATCTTGATGGTAATAGTCTGGTACTTTTTAACTTCGTAGACAAACACGGTAAACCGCTATTCGACCTGATCAGAGATAAAGCACACGAGAAACGCAAGGTGTTCTTTGTGTCCGGTGAAACGGATACGAGTGACCGCGAGGCTATTCGTAAGATCGTAGAAGGACAGAAGAATGCAATTATTGTGGCTAGCCTTGGCACTTTCTCCACTGGGATTAATATTCGTAATTTGCATAACATCATATTTGCATCCCCATCGAAATCCCAAATCAGGGTCCTCCAATCTATTGGTCGGGGACTCAGAAAATCAGACGACGGATCAGTAGCTAAACTGTACGACATTGCTGATGATCTACACTGGAAAGGCCGTAAGAACTACACACTAGAACACTCTGCAGAACGTGTGAAGATGTACGTTAAACAAGAATTTGACTATAAAATCTATGAAGTGGATCTCAAATGACGGCCCAAGTTAAACAGATTAAAATGCTAGGTGGAGAAGAGATCCTGTGTGATCTTGTGGACGTCCAACTAGACGAGTACGAGCAAGAGATCATGATTATTCGTGGTGCTTACACGCTCGTATCTCAGGAAGACTTCGAGAGCGGATTCAGATACTATACGTTCAGACCTTTTATGATGCACGTGTATGATCCAGAACATCTGCTAGCACTGAACTCTTCTGCTATCATATGTATTACTAATCCCCATGAGAAAGTAATTGATCAGTACGTAAAACATGTAGAGGCATTCCAATCCGACTACTCCGAGAAAGAAAGCGAAGACATTCTCGATAAGTTAGAGGAAGATAGAGATGAACGTATTGTTAAGTTCAAGCCGAAACTACATTAGTATATCGATCCTCCCATAAAAGTCTTTTATATTATACCAGATTTTATAAGAATGTAAACCCCCAAAATGACAATATTATGCTTAGGATGTTCCTGGACCGATAAATACCACAAAGATGTGGCACCGTGGCCAGAAGTCATTGAATCTAAAACTGGAGAGAAGGTAGTAAACCTAGGTTTGAACGGATCTGGTAATAGATACGCATACGACCAATTTTTAAATTACATCAGAACGGAAGAAAAACCCACCACCGTATACTGGTTAATGACAGAATTTGATAGGGTCGATACCTTATTAAAGACCCACCGCCACGGCATTTTTACTTTCAAAACACTTACCCAAGGACGAGATCAAGAAAGATATCTTGAAAGATGGGGTGAGAACTATTTGGAAAGTCATTCACCCGGCGAAGCTTTTGAAAAGAGTAAAAAACTAGTAGGACGAGATGCCCAGCTTGCATCCCTTCTTGCTGACATCTATCACCCGACCGATTTTATTGATTATAATTTACATATGATGTATGTGGTGCAAAGAGTATGTGATTATTATAATATAAAATTAAGAATCGGTCTTGCCTTGTTACCCCTTCAACCGTTTCTTATCCCTGAAGCAAATTCCCAGGATCTTGGCTGGGCAATTTTAAAGTCGAAATATTCTGATAAACTAAAAAAGCAAAACCTCATTGGTTGGCCTTTCTATAAAGAGTTTGGCGGTATGACTGGCAATCAAATTAAGAGCTGGGGTAAAACGTACGGGATAACAGATGTCGATAACCACCCAGGAGCAAAGGGATCTCGACTTCTTGCCTCTTTCTTTTTGGCAGAAAAAGATATCAAAGACTATAAATAAATTGTTTACAATCCTCTGATCCTATGTTAGAATAGGAAATATATGCTAGGAGTATATTATGAAGCCCAAAGATAAACCCCACTACGTTAATAACCGTGACTTCAGTAATGCAGTTGTGGAGTATGTGCGCTCGGTGAAAAATGCTGAGTCGAGTGGCACAGAGATCCCCAAGGTCACTGACTACATTGCTACATCATTCCTCAAGATTGCTGAAGGTCTTTCCCATAAGTCCAACTTCATCCGGTACACCTATCGTGAAGAGATGGTGATGGATGCCATTGAGAACTGTCTTAAAGCTATTAACAATTACAACATTGAAGCAGCCACACGCTCTGGTAATCCCAATGCCTTTGCTTACTTCACACAGATTTGTTGGTACGCCTTTCTGCGTCGTATTGCGAAAGAGAAGAAGCAGCAAGACATCAAGATGAAGTACATCTCCCAAAGCCCATTCGATGAGTTTGCTCTTGCAGATGCAGATGAAGAGTCCATTGCTGCTGCACACATGTTCGTGGATCAGCTGAAGGGTAAGATCGATCAGCTCAAGGAGAAAGACACGTACTACGACGTGATGGTGAAAGAGGAGAAGAAGAAAGAACGCAAGAAGCGTGATCCTGCCGCTAACAGTTCTGATTCTGACCTTGGAGAAATCTTTAAATGAAGGTAGCAATTATCAATGACACTCACGCTGGTATCCGCAATAGCTCTGACGTATTTCTCGATAATGCAGAAAAATTCTATACTGATGTATTCTTTCCTTATCTTCTGGAGCATAATATTCGCCGCATCATTCACCTTGGCGACGTTTTTGATAACCGGAAGTTTATTAACTTCCGTGCTCTTAACCGCTACCGTAAGTCATTTCTTACTAAGCTGAGAGAGTACGGCATCCATATGGATGTTATCCCAGGTAACCACGACACGTTCTATAAGAACAGCAACGAGCTTAATTCACTCAAAGAACTGCTTGGTCACTACATGGGGGAGATCACTATCCATATGGAACCAACTGTGGTTAATCTGGACGGATTTAATCTTGCACTGCTCCCCTGGATCTGCCAAGAGAATGAGGCACGCAGCATGGAGTTTATTAACACGTGCAAGGCAGACTGGCTCGGCGGCCACCTAGAACTACAGGGCTTCGATGTTCTACGTGGCGTACAATCTCATCACGGTCTTAACCATAAGGTATTCTCCCGATTTGAAAAGGTGATCTCTGGTCACTTCCACGTGGGTTCACAACAGGACAACGTACACTACCTTGGCACACAGATGGAGTTCTTCTGGAGCGATGCTGGTGACGAGAAAGGTTTCCATGTATTAGACACAGCAACCCGTGAGCTAGAGAAGATTGTGAATCCGCACACACTCTTCGAACGCATTGTGTACGACGACACCAAGATTGATTACAGCACGTACGACACAAGCAATCTTGATGGCAAATTAGTTAAAGTTGTTGTTATCAACAAGAGTGACCTATTTACATTCGACCGATTTATTGATAGAATACAGTCACAGAAGATCCACGATCTTAAGATTGCCGAGAACTTTAACGAGTTCATGGGTGAGAATGTAGAGGATGAAGCGGTGTCTGTTGAAGACACTGCAGAGATGCTCGACGACTATGTAGAGGCGGTGGACACGGATTTGGATAAGGATAAGTTGAAATTGAGTATGCGTAACCTATTGACCGAAGCACAAGCGATGGAAATAGCATGATTACATTTAAGACCCTGCGATGGCGCAACTTCATGAGCACGGGTGATAACTGGACTGAGATCGATCTTACCAGCCATAAGTCCACGCTCATCGTTGGTCACAACGGTGCTGGTAAGTCCACTATGCTTGATGCTATGTCGTATGCACTGTTCGGTAAGGCACACCGTAATATTAATAAACCCCAGCTCGTTAATACTATCAATAACAAAGGTTGTCTTGTAGAGATTACCTTCGGCGTGGGTAGTTCACAGTTTAAGATCGTACGTGGCCTTAAGCCACAGATCTTTGAGATTTGGAAGAATGGTACTCTTATCAACCAAGATTCCAAAGCTCTCGAGTACCAGAAGATCCTCGAGCAGAACATCCTGAAGCTTAATCACAAAAGCTTTCACCAGATTGTTGTTCTTGGTAGTTCTTCCTTTATTCCTTTCATGCAGTTGAGTGCACAACACCGGCGTGATGTTATCGAGGATCTTCTG